TGCCGTATTACAGTTTCCAGTTGGTATGACAGATATTCAAGAAGCAGACTATAGAGTTAAGTCAACTTCAGTCGACACACCTATGACAAAAATTAGTAGATCACAGTATCAAGGATTTTCAAATAAAACTGCTACAGGTTTACCTACACAATATTGGGTTCAAAGATTTATAGATAAAGTTACTATGACTTTATACTTAACTCCAGGTGCAGCTCAAGACGGCAACTATATTAATTTTTATTATACAAAAAGAATTGATGATGTAGGTGCTTATACAAATGCAACCGATGTCCCTTACAGATTTATACCTTGTATGATTGCTGGCCTGGCATATTATCTTGCTGTTAAGTATGCACCACAAAGAGTACAAGAATTAAAACTTTTATATGAAGATGAATTATTAAGAGCAGAAGATGAAGATGGTTCTTCTAACTCTACTTATATATCACCTAAAATTTACTATCCGGGGATTGGTTAATGACTACTTTTTCACAAGGTAAATATGCTTTAGCAATATCTGACAGATCTGGTATGGCTTTTCCATATAATGAAATGGTTAGAGAGTGGAATGGTGCATGGGTACACATGTCAGAATATGAACCTAAGTCTCCACAACTAGAACCAAAACCTACAAGTGCTGATCCACAAGCTTTACAAAGAGCGAGACCTGCAAGAACAGAATTTGGAACACAAGATTTTTTACCTTTAAATCCTTTTACAACTGCATCAAATACAACTTTAACAGTTTCATTTCCTAATGGTTCATTACAGGTAGATGATGTTTTAAGATTTACTGCAGTTAAAGAAGCTGTTGGTGGAGTAACAATTGATAAATTTCAAATACAAACAACATTAAATGGTAACATTACAAGTAGTGCTACTACAATAACATTAACTGATGGATCTAATTTTCCAACGTCTGGATTTATTATGATTAAAAAACTTTTAACTTCATCAGACACAAGTGACCCTTTAAAAGTGGGGACATATCAGAATGAAGTTATTGAATACACTGGAAGATCATCTAATGATTTAACTGGATGTACCCGAGGAACATCTTCTATTTATAGAGGATATACACCACCGTCTACAACTGCCGGTTCCCATGATTCCGGAGCCACGGTCTATGGGTCTTTTAAAGTTGCTTCTTTAATTGGAACAAGTTATGTTAACGATGCTAACACAACGGTAACAGATTATAATAGTTTTACATTAACATTACCTAGTGCTGCAACAGGCACTGCAACAGGGGGAGGATTTAATTGTGTTATTAGTCCTCTTAATATAGAGAGTTTATAATGTCAGGAGTTAAAAAATACGATTACAGTACATTAACTACAGCAATAAGAGATTATACTGAAGTTGGTTCTGATGTTCTATCTACAACAATTGTTGATGGAATTATCATGGCTGCTGAGATGAGAATATATCAAGAGCTTCCTATGGACTCTGAAAGATATGTTCAAGAAGGTGCATTAGCTGCAAATGATAATACTCTCAATGCACCAGCTGGATGTCTCTTTGTAAGAGGAATTGAAGTCTTTGAATCTACAGCTAATACTGAGGGTAATGGAAAATGGTTAGAGAAAAAAGACCAAACTTATTTATCAGAATTTGTAGATAGAAAATATGGTCCTTCAGGAGATATTCAATCTCCTACAGATACAGCTAATTCAGTGACCGGGTTTCCTAAATATTATGCGATGTTTGGGGGTGCTGACAATACTACAGATACTTCATCTGGAGGTATGTATTTCGCTCCAACTCCCGATGCTAATTACAAATTTAGAGTTTATTACAATAAATATCCCAATGGTCTGGGATCTGGTACTGGTTATAATAATAACACTTATTTAAGTACTTACTTCCCCCAAGGGCTCCTATATGCCTGTTTAGTGGAAGCTTATGGATTTTTAAAAGGTCCAATGGATATGTTGACATTGTACGAACAAAAGTATAAAAATGCTATACAACAGTTTGCAGGAATGCAATTGGGAAGACGAAGACGAGACGATTATACTGACGGAACAGTTAGAATAAAAGTTAACTCACCGTCTCCGTAAATTGAGGAGAAAAAATTATGGCAATAACATCGGCAATATGTAACAGTTTTAAAACAGAAATTTTAAAAGCTGTTCACAATTTTACAGCTAGCACTGGAAACACTTTTAACATCGCATTATATACAAGTTCTGCAACTTTAGGGGCCGGTACTACTGCTTACAGTTCAGGAAACGAAATAACAAATTCATCTGGATCTGCTTATTCTGCAAAAGGAAAAGCTTTAACAAGTGTAACACCGACTTTAGATTCAACAACTGCAGTTTGTGATTTTGCTGACATCTCATGGACGTCTGCATCTTTTACAGCTAACGGTTGTTTAATTTTTAATGATACTGCAACAGGAGATCCTGCAGTTTGTGCAGTAGCTTTTGGAGGAGACAAAACAGTTTCTTCTGGAACATTCACAGTTCAATTTCCAGCGGCAGCAGCAACAACAGCTATAGTTCGAATAGCATAAGGAGTAAATCCTTATGTCGGCAATCCGAACATTCACAGTAACGGTTAGCGATCCGGGATCTGGCAATAAATATTTTATTGATGGTGTTCAACAAGACACTATAAATCTTGCAGAAGGTCATACTTACGTATTTAATTATCCTTCGGCTCACCCATTTAGATTTTCTACAACAAGCGACGGTACACACAATTCTGGCAGTGAATATACAACAGGCGTAACAGTAAATAGTTCAACACAAGTTCAAATAACTGTTGCTGCCTCAGCACCACAACTTTATTATTATTGTTCTATTCACTCAGGAATGGGTGGTCAAGCAAATACCGTGGACCCAAGTACATGGGGAGTTTT